AAACTAACTGGTATTGGGTATAGTTCTGCGTCATTTACTTTTGATAGTGAGATAACACAAGAAGTTGGATTAGGAAGCACTGCTGTTGGTAGAGTCGTTTCTTATGATGAAACGACTGGGGTTCTTAAGTACTGGCAGGATAAAGCTCAAGTTGGATTTAATACTGATGGAACTCAAAGAATTCCAGAGTATGGTTATATTCAACACAGATTTACGTCTGATTTAGATGCTGGGGGATCATTAACTATTAATGGTGGATCGATTGAACTTCAAATAGATCAAAACTTCAGCGGTATAACTACCTCTATAAATAATACTACATATAACCTGGGTCAGAACTTTGCTGAGGGAATTGCATCTCCAGAGGTAAAGAAATATTCAGGAGACATAATTTATGTCGATAACAGACCCGCGATCACAAGATCAAAGAGTCAAAAAGAAGATATTAAGGTCATTTTGCAGTTCTAAAGAATTATGTCACAGCAAACCAATCTTAATGTAGCACCATATTTTGACGACTTTGATCCTGCTAAAGACTATCACAAAGTTCTCTTTAAACCAGGGTATCCGATTCAAGCAAGAGAACTTACAACTCTGCAATCAATACTGCAAAATCAAATTGAAAAATTTGGGCAACATTTTTTCAAAGAAGGCGCAAAGGTTATACCAGGAAACACTGGTTATAGTCAACTTTACTATGCAGTACAGTTAAATAACACTTACCTTGGTGTTCCAGTAGCATCTTATGCAGACCAGTTAGTTGGAACAAAAATCACGGGTCAAACTTCTGGCGTCACTGCTTATGTTGACTACGTATTGTCTGCAAGTGACTCTGAAAGAGGAAATATCACTCTTTATATAAATTATTTAACTTCAAGCACAGAAAATAATTCATCTCAACAATTTGTTGATGGTGAAACTCTAACTTGTAGTACAACATTAACTTCAGGTCTTTTAGGAAATACATCTATTGCAGCAGGAAGTCCTTTTGCAATAACTCTTGCATCTAATTCTACTGCGATTGGATCCGCTTTTCAAATAGAAAATGGTGTTTACTTCATTCGCGGTAATTTTGTAAATGTATCTAAAGAAACTTTAATTTTAGATCAGTATTCAAACACTCCAAGTTATAGAGTTGGTTTGTTCGTTTCAGAAGAAATAATAACTGCAGATTTTGACGAATCTTTAGCAGATAATTCTCAAGGATTTAATAACTACTCTGCTCCAGGTGCAGATAGACTGAAAATTTCTACCAGACTATTCAAAAAACCTCTTACAGACTTTGATGATAATAATTTCATCGAATTAGCTACTGTAGAGAATGGTGTCTTAAGAACACAAACAAGAAAGGGATTTAATGTAGGATCAAGTGGTGGCGTTTTTTATGACGACCTAACAGATGTTCTTGCAAGAAGAACTTATGATGAATCCGGTGATTACTATGTAAAACCATTCGATGTTTCCGTTTTTGAATCATTAAATGACAAAAAAGGAAATCGTGGAATCTTTAACGAAGGTCAGTTTACATATGGTGGATCAACCCCATCGGATGATTTAGCAGTATATAAAGTTTCTCCAGGAAAAGCATTTGTTCGTGGATATGAGTTAGAAACTTTATCTCCTACATTTATTGATTTACAAAAACCAAGAACTACAAAAACTCTTGAAGATCAGTCAATCATTTATAATACAGGACCTTCACTTCGATTAAACAGAGTTTATGGATCTCCTACTATTGGTATAGGAAATACTTATGTTTTAAGTTTAAGAGATCAAAGAGTTGGATCTGATCAAGACAACGTTCCAGGTAAAGAAGTTGGCGTTGCTAGAGTTTATGACTTTAGATTAGAATCAGGATCTTACGACACTTCAAATGCAAATACCAATCAGTGGGGTATTTCTCTGTATGATGTGCAAACATTTACAGATATTTCTCTCAATAATTCAGTAACTCTTTCTGTTCCAACTTTTGTAAAAGGTGCTAATAGTGGAGCTACTGGTTTCATTCGTTACGCAGTCTCTGCAGGCACTGCAGTAACCGTATATGATACTTCTGGAGAGTTTATTAATAATGAACCTCTTATTTTTGACGGCATTCAAGATGGAAGAATTGCAATAGCAGTAACTTCATATGGACTGTCTAATGTAAAATCCGTCTTTGGTTCTAACGGATCTGATCCATTTAATGTTGGTATTAATACATTTAATGGAGATGTTGTTCAGTCAGCGGCATTTAATGTTGGAATAGCCACTATAAGTGCGGTTTCTGGTGGAATAAGCACGGTGTCAAGCACCAACACATTATTCCCAGGAACAGTCGTCAAGAGAAACGATATTGTTCAATTTAGCAATACTGCTTTTGCTGATCAGACTTTAGCAAGAGTTGTGAGTGTAGGTCAAACAACAATTACTGTTGATGCAGTCGAAAGCGTCACTGGAGTTGCAAACGGAACTCTACCATCTTCAACATTGTCAGTTACTGACTTTAGAGTTGTAACATCAAGATTAGATGATTCTTTTGATAATAGTCTGTATACTAGACTGCCCAAGAACAATGTTTCTTCTGTTGACTTAACAAGTGCAAACTTGACAATAAGAAAAACGTTTACTGTTAATATTGCTTCCAATCAACTCTCATCAGTTGTTACTGCTGGCGAAAATGAAACATTTTTAGCGTTTGATGAGGAAAGATACTCACTGATTAGAAGTGATGGAACAACTGAAGTTCTGACTTCGGATAAATTTGAATTTACTGTCGGAGGAACACAACTTCAAATTCGTAATTTGGGTACAAACGATACTGGAGCAAGATTAGTAGCAACTTTAAGGAAAATTAATCCAAAAGCAAAATCAAAAATTAAAAATAGAGTCAATTCTATTGTAATTTCACAATCCAAGTTAAACGGATCTGGTATTGGCGCTACAACACTTGATAATGGTTTAACATATGGAAATTATCCTTTTGGAACTAGAGTTGAAGACGAAATTATCTCACTAAACTTCCCAGATATTGTTGAAGTTCATGGTATTTTTGAGTCTGCAGATACTTCTAATCCATCTGCACCCAAAGCAAGTCTGTCTTCAATCATTAGTTCAACAACTACCTCATCAGACTTTATAATTGGCGAAGAAATAATCGGAGAAACATCTGGTGCAGTAGCAATTATTGCTGAAAAATTAACATCTTCTCAAATCTCATTCATTTATAAGAATGACATTCTTTTCAAGGAAGGTGAAGTAATTAAATCTCAAGAATCTATCATATCTGCAGTATTAACAACTTTAGACTCTCCAAGTTTTGATATTTCCACAAATTATACTTTTGTAAGTGGTCAGAAAGAGACAATTTACGATTTTGGAAAGATAAAGAGAAAGAGTGATTCTTCAGAACCATCAAAGAGACTGAAAATCTACTTCTCAAATGGTTATTTTAACTCAACCGATGATGGTGACATTACAACAGTAGAATCTTATGCACAATTTGATTATTCAAGAGACCTCTCATCTATTAATGGTGCTAGTGTTTCTGATATTATTGACATTAGACCAAGAGTTAGTTCCTATACAGTGACTGAAGGGTCAAGATCTCCTTTAGAATTTTTAGGAAGATCTTTTAATGCTTCTGGAAACTCTGCTGCCAACATTTTAGCAACAGATGAGTCCATTTTAACGACATTTTCATATTATCTTGGTCGTATTGACAGAATTTATCTTGCTAAAGATGGAAGTTTCCAAGTAAAATATGGAACTCCTTCAGATAGACCAGAAAAACCAGAACCAGTTGATGATGCTTTAGAAGTAGCATCTGTAACTTTACCTCCATATCTCTATAACGTTGGGCAAGTTTCAATAAACTTCCTTGAGCATAAGAGATATAGAATGGTTGATATTAAACAACTTGAAAACAGAATTAGAAATCTTGAATATTATACTGCACTGTCACTTTTAGAGACAAACACAGCAAACTTCTTTGTTCCAGACTCTGATGGTCTGAACAGATTTAAATCAGGATTTTTTGTTGACAATTTCAACTCATTTAAACCGCAGGAACAGAAGCTTCCAATAAAGAACAGTTTAGATATAAAAAATAAAGAGCTCAGACCAAAACACTATACTACATCTATTGATTTAATTCCTGGTCCAGTCGTTAATACTGACTCAACTTCCGATTTGGCATTTGAGACTGTTGAAGGAACAAATGTAATTAAATCAAGTGATGTCATAACTTTGAGTTATGATGAAGTAGAATGGTTAAAGCAAACTTTTGCAACCAGATCCGAAAGTGTAACGCCTTTCTTAATTAGTTTCTGGCAAGGAACTCTGGAGTTGACACCATCTTCGGATACATGGGTTGATACAACTAGATTAGAAGCAAAAATTATTAACACCGAAGGAAATTACGCAGAAACGTTTAATAACCTGGTTCAAACTCAAGGTGTTGACCCACAAACTGGATTTGGTCCTATTCTTTGGGATTCTTGGCAGACAAATTGGACTGGAACCACTATTGTAAAATCAACAAGAGACAGAACCCAAGTAAGTGGTGGTGAATGGATTGGTGGTGTTCACAGACCAAACCAACCTGGTCAAGTTTTTGGAACAAGAACAACGACAACAATTAGAGATGATATTGAGGAAACTGTTCAGAGTGGAGTTGAGACCAGAAATGGTATAAGAACGATTGTTACTGAACAATATGATCAAACTTCTTTTGGCGATAGAGTTGTAAGCAGAGATCTCGTTCCATACATGAGATCTAGAAACATTCAATTTATCAACAAGAGAGTAAAACCACTCACACGTCTTTATGCATTCTTTGATGGTATTGATGTAACAAAATATTGTGTTCCAAAACTTCTTGAAGTCAGTATGACATCTGGAACATTCCAGGTTGGTGAAAAAGTAGTTGGTAAAGTTGTGAGAACTGGTTTAAGCCAAGAAACCACAGACACTTCATCAAAAATTACATTTAGAGTTGCAAAATTAAACCACAAAGATGGTCCTTATAATGCTCCTACGTCAACGTTTAGTTCAGATCCATACACAAATCAAGTTTTACCTGCAGATTATTCATCAACTTCAACTATTTTGAACGTTGATACTTTCTCACTATCAAATCAAGTTCAAGGTCAATATAGTGGATATGTTGAAACTGGAATGACTCTCGTTGGTGAGACAAGTGGCGCTATAGCAAAGATTACAAACTTGAGATTGGTTTCTGACCTGTCAGCTACATTAATGGGAAGTTTCTTCATACCAAATCCAAATAATGTAAATCATCCAAGATTTGAAGCTGGAACAAAAGTTCTCACCTTCGTAAATAACCAGCAAAATAATCAAGATGAAGCAACTACAATATCCGAAGAAGCATTTATGTCTTCAGGAACAATTGAAACTGTTCAGGAAAACATTATTTCTGTCAGAAACGCAAGAGTTGAGAACAAGCAAGAATTTGAAAGCAGAAATGTAAATAGAACTCTTGGTTCTCAAGTAGTTGGAAGCAATGTTATTGGAAGAAGCAATGAGCAAGTAGTGGTTGGATGGTATGATCCTCTTGCACAATCATTCTTGGTTGAAGATGCTACGGGAATTTTCTTAACGAAATGTGATGTCTTCTTTAGAACCAAAGATGACATGGACATTCCATTGGTTTTCCAATTGAGAACAATGGAAAATGGATTCCCAACACAAAAGGTTCTTCCATTCTCTGAAATTGTTATTAGTCCAGACGATGTAGAAACCTCAACAGATGGTTCAGTTGCAACATCAATCACGTTTAAGGCTCCAGTATACCTTGAAGGTGGAAAAGAGTATGCTATTTGTTTAGCATCAAACTCTACAAAGTATAGTGTTTATATTTCAAGAATTGGTGAAAATGACATTCTTACTCAAACCTTCATTTCAAACCAACCCTACCTAGGATCACTATTTAAATCACAGAATGCTTCAACATGGGAAGCAAGTCAGTGGGAAGATCTTAAGTTTACTCTTTACAGAGCTGATTTCGCAACATCTGGATCTGTAGAATTCTATAGTCCAGAACTTTCAGAAGGTAATGGTCAAGTTGCTACTTTATTACCAGATTCACTGATTCTTAATTCAAGAAAAATTAGAGTTGGTTTAGGAACAACTGTATCCGACTCTGGTTACGCTCTTGGAAATACCTTTACACAACTTGGCACAAATGCAAGTGGTAATTTAGTTGGAACTGCTGGATCTGCTACAGGTGCTTTAACAGTTTCTGTTGCAGGTTTGGGATACACTCCAGCAAGTGGAGGATTCACCTTCAGTGGTGTTGATTTAGTCACTATTACTGGAAATGGTAGAGGGGCAACAGCAGACATTTCTATAAGCAATGGCGTAGCAGTTGCTGCAACTATATCTGGTGGCGGATCTGGATATCAAATTGGAGACGTTCTTGGAATTACCACAATTGGAGTTGCAAGTGTAGGTAGAAACGCTAGATTCTCTGTGGTTTCTATCGGATCCACGAATGAACTTGTTTTAGACAATGTTCAAGGCGATTTCGTTGTTGGATCTGCAAACACAATTAGATATACTAACAGTTCTGGTATTACAACCGATCTTAACTTTAGTCTTGGTGGAGATGTACAAATTTCTACAATTAATGTAGACAGTGATGGTCTTCACATAAAAGTCAATCATCAAAACCACGGAATGTATTTCCCTGGCAACTTGGTTAAGTTAAGCGGAGTTACTCCAGACATTGTACCAACAAAATTAACTTCCGAGTATGTTTCAACATCAACAGATGCAATCGCTCTTGAAAGTGCTTCCAACTTCACAACATTCGAGAACGTTGGAGTTGGAACAACCAACGTTGGTTATGTCTTAATTGGTGATGAAATTATTTCCTACACATCAACTTCTGGAAATAGTTTGTCTGGAACAATTGGTAGAGGTACAAATCCTGTAACATATCCAGTCGGAACTCCAGTTTACAAATATGAACTTGGTGGAGTTTCATTGAGAAGAATTAATAAAACTCATGATCTAACTGAAGTTGGAGTAGCAAATTCAATCACATATGATTCTTACAACATTAAGATTGATATGACTGAAGATGGAACTCCTGCTACGAACAGAGGTGCAGAGTCTGGTTATCCAAAACTTTATCTCAATCAAACTAAATCAGCAGGTGGTTACAAAGCAAAAGCAACTCAAAACATTCCTTTTGAAGTCATAACTCCTGTTGTTCAGAACTTAACTGTTAAGGGAACTTCGGTTGAGTCTGAAATTAGAACAACCACTTCACAAAGTATTAGTGGAAATGAAACTGCTTATCTTGATGCAAAATTTGAATCAGTTTCATTGAATGAAATTAATTATCTCGACACTCCAAGACTGATCGCTTCTAAAGTAAATGAAGATCAGTATTTGTCAAACATTAAGGGTGGCAAGTCACTGAACATGAAATTATCTTTGGGAACAGTTGATAGTCGCATATCACCTGTTGTTGATTCCCAAAGAGTGAGTGCAATCTTAACCTCTAACAAAATTAATGATGATATTGACAACTATGCAACTGACAGAAGAGTTAATGAAATAAGCACAGATCCTTCAGCATGTCAGTATATCTCTAAAGAGATGGTGCTTGAAAATTCCGCAACTTCATTAAAAGTTCTGTTAAGTGCTCACATCAATTTGAATTCAGACATTAGAGTTCTTTACTCAATTAGCGAAAAACCAGGTTCTACTCCAATATTTGTACCATTCCCAGGTTACTTGAACCTAAATGCAAAGGGCGAAATTATCGCCCTGAAAGATAGTGATGGTCAATCTGATAAGTTTGTACCAAAATCAAATGGATATGGTTTTGAAAGTCAGAATCTGGAATTTAAGGAGTATGTGTTCACTGCAGATAATCTCCCAACATTTAGATCATATAGAATAAAGATCATCTTGACTTCAACAAGTCAAGTTTATGTACCAAGAGTCAAAGATTTGAGAGTGATTGCACTTGCTTGATATGAGTTATTACAACGTTGATGGTCATCACGATTTAGCTAGAGACCCAAATACAAATTCTATTATAAACGTGAATAATCTAGATTATGAAAAGTATGTTGCAAGTAGAAATGCAAAGAGTGAAAAGAATCAAAAAGTGCAGAATATTGAAGATGAAGTTGCTACAATCAAAGATGAAATTAGTGAAATAAAATTCTTATTGAGGGAAATTATCAATGGATCCAGATCAAATTAGTTTAGAAAGTCTATCTAAAAATTTTGAATATTTCAAACTTTCTTCAGAGATAGATAATTGTGAAGATATTGAAAAATTGAGAACCATTGCAAAGTGTTTTTGCAAACTCTACTACAAACAACAAGAGACACTATCCGAAATAGGAGTTCCATATGGCGAATAAAACAATAACGTTTGATCCCAATGCTGGAGTTCCAAGAGGTGTAAATTTAACGATTTACACTGGAGCAGATTTTGTCACAAATTTTACTGTAGTAAATACTTCAAGTTCTGCATTTGATCTAACAGGTTACTCTGGTTCAGCAGCGATGTCTAAAAGTGTCTCTGTTGGAGCTACTTTGGGAATAACAACATCCTTTGCAGTTGGATTTACAAGTGCATTTGATGGTAAATTTAAAATTTCTTTAGGATCTACTGCAACTAGGTCACTGAATGAAGGAAGATATGTTTATGATATTTTAGTAAGTTCTGGAACAACCGTTTATGGAATTGTAAATGGAAATGTTTTGGTTCTCCCTGGCATCACAACAGCGCCATCATAAATACTCTTAAGGGAGAGATTGTAAATGGCACAACCAGCAAGTAGATCAGATCTAATTAACTATTGCAAAAGGCAACTGGGTGCCCCAGTGTTGGAAATTAACGTTGCAGATGAGCAAGTTGAAGACCTAGTAGATGATGCTGTTCAATACTTTCAGGAGAGACACTTTGATGGTGTTGGTCAAGTATTTTTAAAGTATCAAGTAACTCAAGATGATGTAGATAGGGGTAGAGCACCTGGTGGAAGCACTCCAACCGCAGGAATAGTAACTACAAGTGCAACCGCAACAATAGCGGGAACTGCAACTACCTTTTCATATAAAGAAAATAGTAATTATATTCAAATACCACCATCAGTTATAGGAATTACAAAGATATACCACTTTGATGGTACAAATACAACCACTAACAATATGTTTAGTGTTAAATATCAGTTGTTTTTGAATGATATTTACTATTGGGGATCAACTGAAATTTTAACATATGCGATGACAAAGACATACTTGTCAGATATTGATTTTCTACTTACGACAGAAAAACAAATAAGATTTAATCAAAGACAAGATAGATTATACTTGGATATTGATTGGGCAAGTGTTGCTGTTGGTGATTACTTAATCATTGATTGCTATAGAGCATTAGATCCAAATGATTATTCAAGAGTTTGGAATGATTCTTTCTTGAAAAAATATTTAACTCTGCTAATCAAGAAGCAGTGGGGACAGAACCTCATCAAATTCCAAGGCGTAAAACTTCCAGGTGGAGTAGAATTAAATGGAAGACAAATATATGATGATGCACAAAAAGAATTGGACCAATTAATGGAAAAAATGTCCAATACTTATGAACTTCCTCCACTGGATATGATCGGTTAATAAAATGCTTAATCCATTTTTTCAGCAAGGATCCAGATCAGAACAAAGTCTGATTCAAGATTTGATCAACGAACAGTTGAGAATGTATGGTGTTGAAGTTTATTACTTGCCTAGGAAATATGTTACTGAAAAAACGGTTATAAGAGAGGTCATTAAATCAGTTTTTGATGATGCATATCCAATAGAAGCATATCTTGAAAACTATGAAGGATATAATGAAAATGCTGTGCTTATGTCAAAATTTGGCATACAACAAACACAAGAAGTAAATTTAATTATATCAAAGGATAGATGGGAATCCTATATTCAACCATTAATTAAAAACGAACCAAATATAAAATTATCAACAAGACCAAAAGAAGGAGATATCATCTATTTTCCTCTTGGTGATCGTTTATATGAAATTAAATATGTCGAACATGAAAAACCATTTTACCAATTGCAGAAAAATTATGTTTATGAATTAAGATGTGAACTCTTTAGATATGAAAATGAAGTTATTGATACTGGTGTAGATAATATTGACGATCTCTTGGTTGGTGGAGAGTCTGATGGATTGACAGATGATTCACTCAATACAATTTTGGGCAATACTCAAACTCTAACTCTTGTTGGAACTGGAGTAACCGCAACTGCAGTTGCTGGAATAATAACTTCGGGCGGTATTAGACTTATTACAGTTACAAATAGAGGTGGTGGTTACACATCAACTCCAATTGTTGGAATATCATCTGCCCCATCTGGAGGAGTGACTGGTGTAGCCACTGCTGTGATGATCGGTGGAATAGTTGTATGCACCGACAATGCAAACCAAAACGCAAGATCTGTACAAAATGTAGACATTACAAATCCAGGATCTGGATACACAACTACACCAAGTGTAAGATTTATTGGTGGTGGCGGTGCAGGAGCAGCGGCAACGGCAACTCTTGGAAATGGTATAGTCGGAATTATCACTGTTACAAGTGGTGGTTCTGGATATTCAACATCACCAACAATTACGTTTACAAATGAGTTCTTTGACACTGGAGTGACTACAGTTTCTGCTGCTGCAACAGCAATAGTAAGCAGTGCAGGAACTATTACAGAAATTAGAATAACTAACGCTGGTCTTGGATACACTGCAGCGCCT